CCCTTTGCAGGTTCTCCTTGAGCCAATCGATACCAATCATGTGCAACTCCTGTTAAGGGTGAGCTGCTGGTGGCCCGATAGACTCAGCGCCTTTATTTTCCCACATTTTGGCATTTGGTCAATCTTCCATTTCAAATTCACGTTCTTCCCATGCCTGGCAGACACGGAGGTCGTGGCAGATGAACTCAAATTTGGTGCAATAACCACGGAAACCAGCATTGGTGTCCCACTCATTGCGTGGGATGCGCTCCATCTTGGCCTGCGTCATGGTGCTGTTGTCGTAGTACTCGCAGTTCGAGCAACGACGACGACGAGCTTCTTTTTCGTCCACTTGCATGGCCTTGCCAACAGCGATCCAGTAGGTTTTATTGGCCGTTGGCTCGTTGCTTGGATTCTCAGGGCCAAGCATCCAGTCATCAATGGCGATCTGGGTGTTCTTCTTGTTCTCGGCTGTGGTGATGAATTCTTCCTCCATCGGCAAGCCCATAAAGCCCTTTGGCATCATCATGAATTTGTCCATGCTGTTCTCCTTGATTAAGTGATTTCGCGGCCAGATGCGCGGATTGTGAGCGAGGTGGCTGCACTTGCAATAGTGCTGATGAAACTGCCGGACTCCAATGCTTGGCCGACAAGCTCTGGGCATGTGTAGGTTTCATCGGGTGCAATGCTTCGCGTGTCCATAATCAGGTTTGATGCGCCAGGGCTGCCACCACTTGTCACCAAGTTGACGCTGATCGTCACATTTCCTGCGCTGGTGTTGGTGATCGTGAACTTGTCAATGATCGCCTTGCAGTTGACAGCTGTGTACTGCGTAGTTTGTGAATTTTCGGCCTGTTTTGGTGGGATCAGCACCTTGATTGATACGGTCATTTCATTCTCCTTATGTGGCTTCGCCACCGCTGGCGATGATGGTTAGGCCAGCAGATGCTGCCTGAATTTGGATTGTGTCACCTGCGTTTAGCACTTCGACACCGTTGTACTGAAGAGTGTTATTGGCAGGAACTGGAAGATCGTAGATGAACGCATTGCTTGTTCCTGCTGTCCCTGCGGATGGAACTAAGAACACGCGCACATTGATGGCCGCTGCCGTGGTGTTGGCAATGCTGAATTCTTTGAGCAACGTGCGAGTGCTGGCCGGTACGGTGTATAGCGTGGTCACGCCTGTCGTGATGGCCGCTTGGCCAAGTTTTGCGGGTGTTATTACATCGAAAGCCATGTGAGCACCAAGTTAGATTTGACAGAAGCTGGAAGGCTTGAGGCTGGCACTGGGCCGTTCTCCCAACGTAGTTGGACTCCATCGTAAACGAGGACATCACCATTTGATGGTGTTGGCGCGTAAACATCAGACAGTTGGCTGACCAATGGCTCGGCCTGAACTCTGACAAAAACTGAGCCAGCGCCTGCTGATGAAGCGTTGACCACCGCAGCAACAACGATGTGAGGGATTGGTGCTGTTGGCAGATTCTTTGTCAGGCCGCCAGCAAATGATGGGTTGTAGTACAGGATGTCACCGTCTGCCCAGACCTCGCCATATGGTGTGCCGGTGGTGTTAAATCCTCGCACCAGTCCGAAACTTGAGACAAGACCGAATCCATTGTTTGCAATGGCTTCTGCTGCCACGCCCATGATGAGCTGGCCATTTGTCACACCAGTCGATGGTTTGCCTTTTAGCACACCAGATGCACCAACAGAGCCATCGAACATGACCAACTGGCCTTTGGCAATGGCTGCTGAGGCTTTGATGTAGTAATACTGCGACTCGCCAATGGATTGACTGACGTTTGCTGTCATATCCAAATTGAGCGTATATCCACCATTCCAGTGCAGTCTGCCAACCTTGATAGAAGGATCAGGAGCATTGTTGTTGAAGTCGATGTAATCGGTGGCCACCGAGTTATTGTTCTGGATGGCTGGAGCTGCTGCCAATAGCTCAAGCATTTGAGCCAGGCGAGGAATAGCATCCAAGGCTTGTTGTACTTTGGCATTTAGCACAGCGTCTTCGACTGCGGTGTCTTGTGCGAGTGCGCTAAGTTGGGCAAGCGCCTCGTTTGCTGTAGCCGCTGCCGTGTCTGCTTGATACTCGAAGTCAGTTCCTGTGATGACTTGAAGCTCATCTACAGTTGCAAAAAGCAACTCAAACTGCCTGATCTGTTGCTGGTCAGTCAAAAATGCCGCGAGTTGGTCTCGCGTCAAATTGAGCCTGCGGGAAACTGGTGCGGTTGCCATCAGAATGCCAATGCCTCGATCTGGGCTTCAAGACGGATGAATGACACATGGGCATCGCTGTCACCACGGAATCGTTGGATGCGCCAGTTGCGCATGTGGCCTTGCTGAAACCATGCAAGGCGCTTGGCTGTGTTTCCTGTCGTGCCAACGGTAATGCTGCGATCTTGGCTCCATGACTTACCGTCCACGCTGTAACTGGTGCTGATCTGTGGATTTGTTCCCAATGCCACGCTTCCAGTCAAGCTGACCAACTCAAGCTCATTGAAGATTGCTCCATTGCTTTCGTTGTAGACGATCAGAGTGCCAAACTCCCAGCGCACCTGCTGACCCCAGTGATGGCCAGTGTCTTGCACAAGGTATCCAATGGAACTGGATTGTGGATCACCCACCAACCATTTGTCATAGCACCAGACCATGTTGCGTGCACGATATTGCGCAAAATTTACAACGCTGGTTGTTAAGGTAAACCAGACAGGCTCACCCAATGCCTCAGATGCTGATGCGTCATAGACGATGGTGCGGTCTGGCAGGTGAACGTAGAGATGTTGGTGGTTTTTGTCATTGCGTGCTTCCAGCTTTGATGTAGCCAGTTGCATTTCGGTGTATGTCAGCAACAGATTGTCGATCTCCTGCGTGCTGAGTTTCTGGGTAGTGGCTGCCGCACCAATGTAGATGCCTGGCGCTTCATTGCGGCCACTACCCAAGAATGCTATTCGCTCGATGTAGACGCAGCAGGCAAATGTGCCGACCACACCCTTTTGGATTTGAGCGCCATCGATGCGTGCAAATGGGAATAATTCTCCACCCACATTGTCGAACACCTCAATGGTGTTTCGGTTCATCGCATAGACTTCATTGCGCAACTTGAGCAAAGCAACCACAGGGTCTGGATCAACTTCTGAACTACCATATTTCAGTGGATTGACAGCCAATGGATTGGACAGCTCTGTGACGATTAGAAACTCTCCGTCTGTGGTCATAAAGTAACCATCCACCCAACAGAAGTCAAGCACCACACCAAGGTCTGGATCAGTGTTCTGTGTGAGTGTTGATGCCACTGGGTCCCAGAAATACAGACGACTACCGGATGCAATTCCAAGCAGATCGAAGCTGTAGTCGAATGTCACCAGCTCAGTGGTTGGCCCACCAACATCTCCAAGCACAGTCACAGCGCCACTGCTGGAGACGGTCACAAGTTTGGTGCCCATAACTCGATAGCAGATGCCATTCCAGTTGATGCCGCCACGATCTGTGCCTGGGCCTGTGCCATTGGACACAATGCCATCTCCTGGTCGCAGGAATCCGTTGCTGATGCCAGACTGTTTTGGCACTGGCACCATGTTGACCGGATAGGCAGTGCGCAACTCTGGCGTGTTGTCAGCGTAGATGCCGTTTAGGATTGGGATTTGCATGGCTTACCACTTGACCTTATTGGCCCAGTACGCTGCACTCATCTTGCCTTTGGCAATGTTCTCAGCGTGCCTAGCCTTGAATGATTCTCGACGAGTCTTGTCTGATTTTGACTCGCCTTCCTTCTTTGGAGACCCAGACACGCCCTGCTGACCAAAGCGAATGGTTTTCACTTGGTCGCCTGCCTTGGCCACAACAACATGGCTTTTGGTCGGATGCGATGGCGTGCGTTTAGGTTTGTTGTAGCCTTCCACACCAATGCGAGCTAGTCTTGAGTCTTTGGTGGCCATATTTCTTAAGCTGCAACAGCTTTGATAACCGCAAAGTTGAAAACTGGTTGCTCAGTTGTTGTGCCACCAGTTGTATTGAATGTGATGTTAAAACTTCCAGCAGCCACTGCTGTCACCTTTAAATCGTATAAATCAGTGCCTGATTTTTGGTTCAGGATGATTACATCTGTTGCGGCCACGGTGCTATTGGTCACAGTGAAGGTTGCAGCTGTAGCCGAACCTGCTGCACTGAATAGTGTGATTGCACCAGATGTTTTGTTAATAGTCACGCCTGTGGTGCGGCTTGTGCCTTGAGTGATAGTGCCACCAGCTCCAGTGCCATAACCAACGCCAGCCGTTCCTGTCGAAACAATTGTTCCTGTGGCTGTCAGACTTGTTCCAGTAGCTGCGCCAATGTCTGGTGTCACCAATGCTGGAGTGTTGGCAAACACAAGTGCGCCAGTTCCTGTTTCATCTGTGACAGCAGCACGAAGATTTGCAGAACTTGGGCTGTTCAAAAATGCTTGGATTGCTGCGTTGTAACCTGATGTTTCATTGGTTACGTTGTACCAAGAATTTGTTGCTTGGTAAAACCTGTAGCAAATTGCAGCGCCAGCAGTCAGCGTAGAGACAGCACCAAAAATAGCTGCTGCGCCATTTAGCGCAATTGTGAAGCTGGTGATGGTCTGCGTGCTTGTGATGAGCACCTGTGTACCATCAGGAACACCAGTGTTCAATGGCAGTGTGACTGTTCCAGTGGCAAGTGTGCTAGCAGGCTGGAGAATCATCCATTGCTGTTCACTGGTAGGTGTTGGAACTGTGATATTGAAGCCAGTGCCTGGTGTGTACAGGTTGGTGGCCACGGTTGGAGCTGCGAATGTCTGCTCAAAATATTGCAACAACTGCGTGATCGAAACCTTGCGAGCATCGCCATTGTTGGAGACATAGACCGGCAGAAGGTCACCGCCAGAGACTTGACTGATGCCTGAAAGTTGGTTGATGGTTGGCATGATTGTGTTTCCTCAGTTGAATTCGAGTGGGCCATCTTGACCGGCCAAGACTGGATCGTATGGTGGACGGATGAATGGATTGTCGTATACGCGCCAAGGCTTGTTGCCTGCGCCTGCTGGCATGGTGCTTGGAAGTTGTTGCTCCATTGGCATAGCAGCACGTGACAGCAGTGTGTTGTAGGATTCTTTAGCCGTGGCCTTGGTGTCAGGCATGACTTGCTTGCCGTAGCTTGGTGCCAGCTTGATGGCCAAGTTTGTGTAGATGGCCTCGTTTGAGCTGTCGGGCACGTTGGTCTGCTCGTCAAGATCGCTGTCTTGAGGGCTTGATGGCAGTGGGTAGCCAAGGCGAATGCCAAGCGCGTTCCATGCTGCAATCATGGTGTCCAGCCTGCGCAGGGCAGACTGTTGTTGCTCTGGTGTCAGATCAAAAACGTAGGATGCAAGGCCAATTTCCTCGAAGGCCTGTGTGACGAATTGGCGCTTTGTCCATCCCATGTCATTCTCCTGTGTTCTCAGACAATCTGTCTTGGATCAATTGTCCCAGTTTTTTGTCTTTTGTGCGACCAT